ATTGCGTTCATTCATCATTTGATTAAATCTGGCTGATACATCATTATTACTTCCATTATCATTCATTTGATTCATATTATTGTAATTCATTTGGTTCATATTATTATAATTCATTTGGTTCATTTGATTCATTTGATTCATATTGTTATAATTCATTTGTCCCATATTATTGTAATTCATACCATTCATATTATTATTTCCATTCATGTCCATTCCCATCGAATATTGTTGAAATAAATCCCCACTTCCCATATTAGGGTCTAATTGTTGAAATTGTTCTTCTTTTTTTCTTCTTCCAGATCCATCTAAACTAAAATCTATTTCTGGTGGACGTCTGTTTCCATATCCATATCCATTTCCTCCCATACTATTCATATTATTGTTATACATCATTCCATTACCATTTCCCATCATCATATTATTCCCCATATCCATCATACCCATTCCTCCCATCATATTACCACCAGGACCATCATAATCACATTGACGTTCTAACATTCGTCTTTCTAATTCTGCTACACTGTCTTTTTTACTTCCAAATTGTAAAGATTCATTTAAATCAACTCCAGTTAAAAATTTACTACCCATTGATCCATCTGCTGCAATAAATTCACCAGGTCCATTTGAAATTGGTGCAAAATTTCCTCCACTTCCTATACTGTCATACATAGATCCGGGACCTTCTGGTTTTCTTCTATTTCCACCACTTTGTCTTGTTGATCCTGCTGATCTCCCACTTGATCTCCCACTTGATCTTCCAACATTTCTATTTCCTCCTGATCTACGTTGTTGTGATTCTATGATTGTATTTTCAGACCATTCAACACTCATTTCATTCAAACGATTTAATGCTTCTTTTACTGAATATTTCCCAACTTTACGTTTATTAGCTTCAAATGCCTCTGTCATATGTGATTTTAAGATTTTTCTGCATGCATCATATGCTTCTTCTGAATCTATTTCAAGGCGTTTTGCTAGCTTATTTGTAAGATTGTCAAGATTTTCTCGAGATAGAAATAATTTTTTGACCTCCATATATCTTATATAATTACATCAATGTTTTTTTATATCTTATGTTAACGCAGTAAAAAAATAAAATGTAAAATATGTTTTATTCATTTGTAATCATGAAATATAGTAATTTTATCTAATGTGATTATAAATGATACTTTTTTATCTTAATCAATGATATAATTTAAATGAATAGAAATCCACATCCATATTCAAATCAACAATGGAATAATCAAATGAGAGGTTTTTATAATTATGATCAAGCATTTGCAGTTCCACAAAATCTTATAGAAAAAACAGATTTTGTAAATAGGGGACATGTAATACACAATAATTTAGGACAATTATTATTGTCCGAATATGTATCTGAATATAAATTAAAAATTAACAGTATTGACAGAAATATTTCAAATTATCCATCTATTTTTAAACAACGAATAGTTCTTGATGATTCGTGTGGATTTTTACGAAGTTTTAAAAATGTAAAATATATTTCAATAGATTCATTAATTCTTCCAAGATCTTTTGCTATTGATATAAATAAAATTGTAATACCTGATGCAGCACTTGATTCTAGTAAAAATTTAGTAAATCAATCCATTGTTATTTCAGACATATATCCTGCAAATTCTAAATACATGCAAAATTTTAATGTTTCTGGAAATTTATCAGGATCTCTTACATGGAATGCAACTGTTGGTACATCCGGATATTTTACCGGCTCTTTGGAAACAACAAGTGTTACAAATTTTTCAAACACAATCAATGGTTCAATGTATATTACACAATATGATTCCGGATCATCATTATATACAGGAACTTTTACTGGAAATGTTTCAAATTCTCCAGAAACAATAAATGGATCATTCAATGGATCAATAATATCCGGAGATGTTTCTGGAAATTTTGTAGGTTCATTATCATTTAATGCAAATGCATTAGATTCTAATACACACTCTTCTTATGCAAGAACACATCCATATATATATGTTAAAATAGAAGAAATGTCAACAGATAAAAATATGGGAACTTCAACTGTACTAAGCAACAATACTTACACATATAGATATGATGGATTGGTGGGAAATGATATGACTTTATGGAAACCTTTACAATCTACAACTGCAATTTTTCAAGGCTCGCGATTATCAAATTTATCTAAATTAAATATAACAATTTTAGATGAAACTGGTCAAGAATTGTATTTAACAGATTTAGAAGGAAATAGACTTGTAGGAAATCCTTTAAATTTATTAAATTCCAATGTATCATCATCTTATACTGGAGATTATAATCAATTTGTTGCAACATTTTATAACACTCCATCTGTAAAATACACAAATGTTGTAACTCAAGTAAATATGTCTTTAACTGTAGGGGTTGTAGAAAATGAATTAAACACTTTAACAAATTATTAATATTTTTTTGTTAAACACATGTCATAAATTAATTATCAATTTCACATTGCAAATCTTTTATCAAATTTATTAATTTTTTTACTTGATATGTATCATCAACATCAGATTTTTTTTTATTAATTGATTCATTTTCAGAACAACTTGATTCAATGTATAAATTTTTATTATTTTTTTCATTTTCCAATTTCTTTTTTGTAAAATTATTATTATTACATTTATCAGTGTATTTTTTTGGAGAATTATCAAATGAAATGTCTTGTTTATATTTATTGATTAAATTTGTTATGTCATCACTTATGCTATCAGCTGATTCACATTTTATTTTTTTTTTATCAGAAAGAAATTCATCTTCTAATATTTCTTTTCTTTTTATAAGATTTTTATACTTTTTTTTTATTGTTTTGTCTTTTTTGATATTGTGTAATTGAATTTTAAATTCATTAAAAATATTTTCTTTTTCTTTTTGATTTTTTGCACATTTTAATTTATCTTGTGTAATATTTTTTATTATAACTGCTCTATTTTTTATTATGTTTATTTCTCTTAGTATATATTGATATTCGTTCAATAATTTTTCATTCATTTTTGATTTATATAATATATATTTTTAAATATATTGCATTAAAATAAATACTCATAATACTTAAATATTTATTTTAAATATTTGTATTTCCAAAATACACATTTCTACATTTATTTATTTTTCTGTCTGGTATTTTTGATTTACAAATTTCATCAAATGTATCACCCCTTACCATTCTTAAAATAAAATTAATTGAATATACTCCACATTCTGATCCTTCATATTGATGTCTAACTTGATTATAATCATTATGATCTGCTCTAATTACTGTTCTGCTAAGATTTTTTTCTATAAAATTGACATGTCTCTTCATTAAATTTCTAATTCTTTTTTCTGGTTTTGTCCCATATGAGTCAAAAAAATATACTTCACCTTTTTCAAAATCAGAATACATAGCTACCCAATGTGATCCTGATTCATCATGTTCATCTAAATTAAATACAACACCAAATTTAGTTTTTCCAGATTTCACTAATTTTTCATAATCTAAATTTCTAATATTAAAATCATCAAAATCGTCAAAATCAATTGGTACAGCTCCTAAAAATTTAAAATTTGGATATTTTTTTTCATATTGTGTCATAACTTTTTGTATATTGATTGTATTTAACCATTCAAATCTTCCAGTTGGTCCATCTGGTCTAAATGTATAATTTTGTAATTGATCACGTGCAAATTTTTCCATTCTTCTTACAAATTTTTGTTCTGACCAACATTTTTGTGTTGTACATTTATCACCAAGTCTCTTGTTAAATTCATTCACCAAATATTTTTTGTATTTTCTTGGATTCAATGTTTCTATTTTTTTTGATAATAATATTTTGTCCTTTTCAATTTCTATTTCTTCATTATATGCTTCTGCCATTTTTATCAAAACAGATAATTCGACACATGAACCAGCATCAAATCTTATACCAGGTGCACATCTTTTATCAGCTTCATTTTTAGGACAAATTTCATCTGATTTTATACTTAATATTTTATCGCTATTTTTACTCATATTTAATTGATTTGTTGGTTTATATTTAATGTTAAGAAAAATATTATTTTTGCATGTCTAACTTTTATATGACTTTTATGAAATGTCGAAAATTTAGTTATGAAAAATAAATGACTTTTACGAAATTGAAAAATTTAATCGTAAAAATTGAATAAAAAATAATCATTCACATATTTATCATGAATAATGAACAATTTAATCTATTAATGGAAGAAATAGAAGCCAATTTTAGTGAAATTAGTAATACAACAAAAAACACGCGAAAAAAGAAAAAAGAATTGGAAGAAGAAGAAAATAATAAAATAAAACAAATATCAGATCACATGAATAATATATTATCAAATGATTATCAAACAACAACAGATTCCATAATTATAAACACCGAAAGTGAAGTTGACAAAATGTTCAGAAAAAACATGATGATTCAAGAAAGAATTATTGCAGTTGAAATGCTGTTAAAAATGTATCCACAATTAGAAAAAGACAAAAAAATTATCATTGATAAAATTTTATGCACATCTGAACAAAAAATAGAATTATATGTTTTAGAAAAAATAAAAGTAAATGATAAAGATTTTTATAAAGATTCAAGTGGTTATATAATAGATTCAAATATAAATGTTGTTGGAGTTTGTGTTTTTGATAAAAATCCAAAATATGTTATTTTTGAAAACACAAATATTTTTATTGACATTGAATCTAAAGGCATGGAAATTATAAATAAACTTGACAATGTATTTAATTTAAATGATGCATAAATAAATTAAATAATATTTCATTGATCATCATCAACATTGTCAATTTCTTCAGTTGCTTCTTTTGCCTTTTTATTTTTTTCAGTTTCTTGTTGCATCCAAAGTATTTTTTTTGCATATTCTTTAACCATATTTTTATTAGAATCATCTGGTTCATTACAAATAAAATTTGCAAGTTCCATTATTTTTTTGTTTGTTTTTATTGGTAAATATTCTACATAATTAAAAAATATTTTTGCTTTTTCTTCATTTTTTCTAAAATATTCTACTAAATGCCACATATTTTCTATTATTGGTAAATGTTCTGCAAACCATTCTCTGTCTCTTTCTATTGTTACACATTTTGATTTCACATTTTTCCAATATATTATTTTATCAAAATAATATCCAGAAGGACATATATTATTAAAATTTGCCATTGTGTTTGCTATCCACATATCATAATCATATGGTGTCATATCAATTTTTGGAGGGTATATGTATTTTGCAGATTCCCATAAAACTTTCATATATTCTCCATTGTTTATTTCTTCTATTCTATTCTTTGGTAAAAGTTGTATTACACATCCTTTTTCAAATCCAGATGTTCTTGATAAATATGGTTCTTCTAAATCTGTATCTCTTAAAAAATCATCTTTGTCTGTGTATTCTATTAGAGATACTTGCCAAAAATCACATTTTTCTAAATCACAACATTCTAATTGCAACTGAACTTGTACCCAATAATATATTGGACATATTTCACCTTTAATATCTCCTTCTAAATTAATATTTCTTACAATTGGACATTTTATTTCTAACATTGTTCCCACCTCTTTTGTTAAACTAACACCATCCAATTTATAATGACTAACAATACCATCTGGACTTGCCCCTAAAAAATAATATTTTGGATGATTAACTAATCCAAATTCTCTTACACTTACATTTGCTCTAAATTCATAAATCATTGTTGCTATTTGTTCATATTTTTTTCCATGATGACAAAACATATTACTTGAAAATGGTGGTTTTAATACTTTTTTAATTAAAAATTTATAAGGTGCTTCATGTGAATTTACCCCAACAATACATCCTCCATCACTTGCTGATGCTAATTTATCTCTTGCTTCAAACCACCCCGCTGTTCCTTGATCATCAAATGGTAATGTTGATAAATGTTCAAATTGTTTTGTTAATTTTAATGCTTTTTTATCTATAATATCATCTTGTTGTTCATTATGTCCTCCATATTGATATGTTGTTGGATATGGTTCATACATTGGTCCTGATTTTTGTTTGTATATAATTGGTTTTTGTGTGGGATATTCCCAAATAGGTAAATCTTCTATTTCATCTTTATTTATATCATCTTCAGTTGTTTCTGATTGTTTCTTTTTTCCAAAAAAACAATTTTCATCTTGAGTAGGATGATGAGAATAGTCTTTTGATTTTTCTAAATTTAATTTTATTTTTTTGTATGTCATTTCAATATTTTCAGAATCAATATCAAATTGAATTTTTCCATTTGAAACATATGCATATTTTGAAATATATTTTTTTATATAATTTTCATCTTTTTCTTCATTTATTTTTGTATAAATATTGGATATTAATTTGTCAAATTGTTGTAATGAATATTTTGCTGATTCATTACTTATCATACTTAAAATTGTTTCATTTATTTTTGTTGTTTTTGATTTTGAAACATCTTTGGTTACTTTAACTGTTTTTGAATTTATGTTTGATTTTATATTTGATTTTGTTTCTAATAGATTTGATTTTTTTTTATGATTATCAAAAAATGACATTTATATATTTGTATTTAATTTTATTTATATTGTTTAGTTTAAGTGTATTTATATCAACTTTTTTTGTATTACTCACTAAAAAAAATTGAAAAAAAAACTTTTATCACATGTTTTTAGTTATATAATATTACAAAAAAATGACAACACATAAAATTTATACAAATGACGAGTTTTTATACAAACTATCATATTTATTTCCAATCGCTTCTAATTATGTCAATGCAAAAAAAATTTCAGTTCCAATAAACACAGAATCTACAATTGCAACTTTAAAAAAATTTTTTGCAAAAGAAAATGTAAACGGTGATGAAAATTATGCTTTGAATTTATGGAATAATTCACCTCAAATTTTTTGTGATAAATTTTTCTCACACTATTGGTCAGATGATCCAATTATTGAATCACAAATAGATTTACATTCATTAAATTTTTTAAGTTTTCCAGTAAAACAATATATAGGTTTGTCACTCATAAATGTAAAGAATGATAATTCCAATTCCAATTTTTTAATATATGACGTAAATTGTGTCAATTTTAATAATTTAGATGAACTTATTGAATTATTTAATTATGTTTCAAATATGTCTAAATGTGATTTTACAGAAACCGTCACAAATGTTTTGGGAAATATAACTAACAATATTCCTGCAAAAACAAATCAATTTATTGATGACGAACGTACTAAAAATTACAAAGAACGAGATGAAAAACGAGAATTAAAAAGAAAACAAGAAGAATTGGAAATAGAACAACAAATGACAAAATTAGGTTTGAAAAAACCCAGTCTTACACAACATGAAATAACAATTAAACTTACAACATTATCAAATCAAATACATGACATATTGTACAAAGAATTGCATGTATTAAAAAAATATGTACAACAAAGTGAAAATCTTTATAATGACCATAAAAACAAATTTACAAATAATGATACTGATATGTGTTCTTTATATTTTACTGAAATTGAAAAAATAAAAACAACAAAAGACAATGAAATAAATGCATTGCACACAAACTTATTGTTATTAAGAAATGATGTTACAAACATAAAATGTGAACTTGAAAATAGAAATACTTATGACAAGTTAGTTTTCAAAAATTTACATGAAACATTAAATGAGTCTTTTGAAAATTTAAAATATTCTTTCGATTCAAAGATTATTGAAAATGTAAATGAATTGTCTAACAATGCATAAAAAATTGATTATTTTATTATATTAATTGTCCAATTCTAATACATTATCACATAACTACATATCAATGGCAAATCTGATTGATCCTAATTATAAAATAACAAAAACTGCTGTTGCTTTTGCTGGTTCTGTTGATGCAGGAAAATCTTCTCTATTGGGTTGTTTAGCATTTAATATATTGGACGACGGTAGAGGAAGTGCTCGTAATAAGGTTGCTAAACATGATCATGAAAAGGAAGTTGGAAGAACTAGTGATATTGTTACACATGAATATAATGCAAGTGATAAAGAAGCAATAACATTCGTAGATCTATGCGGACATGAAAAATATTTTAAAACAACAAGTTATGGAATTTCTGGATATTTTTTAGATTATGCTGTTCTTGTTATAAGTTGTAATCGTGGAATATTGGGAAGTAAAACTGATCAAAAAAATATGAGTTTGTTACATTTGAGATTGTTGTTGAGTTACAATATCCCATTCATTGTTGTCATAACTCATATTGATCAAATGCAAGAAGCAGTTTATAATAAAACAAAGTCTGATATTGTTCATGTGTTAAAACGCGCAGGAGGTAAACAAACAACAACTTTATTTGTAAATGATGCACTTGATCAACATAAAACACCTGAAGAACAAGAACAAATTGGGACAAAAGCTGTTGATGATATTTTAAATTGTTTAGTTCACATTGCAAATGGTAAACAAATGGTATATCCTGTTCTAAATTTGTCAAACAAAACAGGTGTATTTTTAAATGTTTTGAAAACTGTATTTTCAAAAATTACACCACGTTTGTTTTGGACTCCCGGTGGAGCAGAAATGGTGACACAAAACAAAGTTGTTAAACAACAATTGAATTCATTGGAAAGACAATATGATGTTTATAAATCTCAAGATATTGAAAATTACAAACAAAAATTGTATAACTCTGAATCAATTCATCCCGATTTGGAGTCATTCATGAAAACTCAATCTGTGTCAGCAGATGATTCAATCACTAGTGTAAATCAAGAATTA